TAGACGATGGAAGGGATGATGTTATAATGAATGACATGACTAGGCTACGGATGAGAGGGTTCGGTGTGCTACAGTCGTATGATATAATGGAAAGGACAAATAATAATCCTTTTGAGTACCACTAATGTGTTATAATATATAGGGTAGATTATGAAAATTAAATTTAATGATGATTACAATCGTGGTATTATTATAGATATTGATGAAGTATCTATAGATTTAAATTGGGATGATGTTAATTATATTATTACTCAATTAATCTCGCTTAGAGATATGAAGGATAGTCAAGTTAGATATGATAAGGCTAATGGAAAACTCGATTAAGTGGGGCAGAGGAAGTGGTTTTAACTTTGGAAGAATAGATGGTTCTAATGTTAGGGTAGAAAGATCAAATCATCCAAAGGGTTGGTGCTTTCTAGCTAGTGATGACAAGCTAACCTATATGCACGTTGATGATAGATACTTCAAAACAAAAGAAGAACTTGATGACTGTATATTATCTTGGCTAAAAGAGAGAAAAAGAAATGAAAACATTTGATGACTTTGGTATTAGTTTACCGGCCAGATCTTCTTCTGGTCAGGTAAATACTCAATGTCCTAGATGTTCTTCGCAACGTAGAAAAAAGAAAGCAACTTGTTTATCTGTAAATATAGACGAGGGTATATGGTTGTGCCACCATTGCGGTTGGTCTGGGAATCTTGCCAATGGATCTAATGGGGATTCAAGTGTACTGCACTGGCGCAAGCCTAAGTTTGTTAAGCCTGATCCGCTACCGCAAACAACACTCAGTCCATCAATTATAAAATGGTTTAGCGACAGAGGCATAAGCGAGTCTACGCTAGATGAAAATAAAATCAGCGAGAAGAAAGTTTATATGCCTCAGTTAGAAGATATGTCTAAGTCTGTTGCTTTTCCATACTATAAAAACGGTGAGTTAATCAACGTAAAATACAGAGACAACAAGAAAAACTTTCGTCTTGAGGCTGGCGCTCAACGATGTTTATACGGTGTTGATGACATAGAAGGGCAAGATGTAAACTGTGTTATTGTAGAGGGAGAGATAGATAAATTATCTCTATGGGAAGCAGGAATCAGGACTTGTGTAAGCGTTCCAGATGGAGCACCCCCAGTTAATAGTTCTGATTACTCATCTAAGTTTGAATATCTTGATGATCCGTGGCTACACAAAGAAGTGTTTAGTAAAATTTCTAAGTTCACCATCGCTGTTGATAATGATGAACCGGGAAATAAACTTGAAAATGAACTATCCCGCAGGTTAGGTAAGGACAAGTGTTACAGAGTGTTGTGGCCCGAAGGCTGTAAAGATGCAAACGATGTTCTTGTTAAACATGGAAAGACGGTTCTGTCTGAGTGCATTGAGCACGCTAAACCATATCCAATCGCAGGAACATACAGCGCAACTCATATGTCTGACTCAATCAATAGGTTGTATGAAGGGGATATTGAAAAGGGTGTTAGTTCTGGATGGAAAGTAATGGACCCATATTATTTGGTAAGGCCCGGAGCCTTTACAGTAGTCACTGGCATACCAAGTAGTGGTAAATCTAACTGGCTTGATGCTATGATGGTTAACATTGCAAAGAATCATGGATGGAACTTTGCTATATTTTCTCCAGAAAATCAACCACTTGAAGATCATATGGCAAGAGTGATTGAGAAATATACTGGGCATCCTTTCTTTGATGGGCCAACACCATGCATGACAAAGGAAGAGCTAGAAGATGGAAAGGAATGGCTTACAAAACATTTCACTTGGATTCTTCCTGATGATGACAAGGAATGGTCTATTGATGTGATACTTGAATCTGCTAAAAGATTGGTTCTTACTAAAGGTATAAGAGGTTTAGTTATAGATCCGTGGAATGAATTAGAACATCTACGCAGGGATGGGCAAACTGAGACAGAATATATTTCTGTTGCTCTAAAAAGAATGAGACAGTTTGCTAGAAAGTATGGGATACATCTTTGGATTGTTGCTCATCCCGCTAAACTTTATAGAGATAAGAATGGTAAGATACCCATTCCTACTCCTTATGACATCAGTGGTTCAGCAAGATGGAGGGATAAATCAGACAACTGTATAACTGTTTGGAGAGACTTTACAAACACAAATGAATCAATAGTAACTGTTCATATTCAAAAGGTTAGGTTCAAACAGGATGGTAAACTTGGGGAGGTTGAACTGACCTACAACTGGAGAACTGGTACATACCATCTTCCAGAAAATGCAGTAAAAGAAATACCACCAGTGGCTATGTATGGATAAGGTCTGGAAAAAATTTGAGCGTTGGGTTGGTGAGTTTCTAACTGAACTTGGGGACAACGCAGATCGTGTTCCAATCACAGGAAGAACAAGGGGAAGCGCACCAGATGTTACAAGTAATCACTTGTCTATTGAATGTAAATATAGAAAAAATATACCAAGCTGGATAAAGGATGCTATGGCTCAAGCGGTTGCATCTTCACGAGATAATAAAGTACCCGTAGTTTTTATAAAAGAAAAAGGTGCTTCGTTTGATGACACACTAATAGTCTTTAGGGCTAAGGATTTCAGGGAGAAACTAAAATGAAAAGAGAATATTTTAATTTGGCTAGGGCAATTGCAGCAGAAGATTCTCCTTGTATGCCTTGTGTTAATTGGAGGCGCTGTGCTAAAAAAGAAATGGCTTGTGAAGCATATCAAAACTATTATGAAACCGGAGATATAATGGGTAACAAAGAACCAACAACTATAATTTATAAAGGTATATTTGATGTCGGGTTTGGAAGCGCTTAAGTATTTAACAATCAAACCCAACAGTATATGGACTGAGCGAGATGGCCCTGACTGGGAAGATATAGCAGGCACTCTTGCTAAAGCAAGCGACATGGCTGCTTGTTACGGCAGGTACAAGTACTGCCTTGAAACTAAATGGCATAATAAATTAATTAACTATTTATATTCTGAAGCTAAAAAATTAAACTGGAACAAAACAATATCTGATAAAGATATATTTATAGCAGTTAATCTTGCTCTATATGAAATGGTTAACCCATCTATATGCCCCAAGTGTAACGGAAGAAGGGAGGTAATTATATTAGATAAACTATACAAATGTGATGTGTGCGATGGATCAGGAAAAAAACAAATGTCAGATAGAGCAAGAGGCTTATATCTAAAAGGAGAAAGAAATGTCTTTTATAGATATTTTAAATATAATTATTTCAATCATATTATTCCCATTCTCGATCAGTGGGAAATGGAATTGAATAAAGTATTTAATCCATACAATAAAGTAAAATGAAGAATAAAAAATATCTTAAGTGGGTAGCAGAACAACCATGTATATACTGTGGAAAGGAATCTCAAGCACACCACCTTAGAGTTTATTCGTTGGGGGCTGGAGCAGGAAAGAAAGCTCCTGATTATTTTACTTTGCCAGTATGTTATGAGCATCACGCAGAGTGCCACAGCCTTGAGATAGATAAGGAAACTCAAATGAGATGGTGTCTGCAAACAATAGGACGAGCATTTGAATATGGTATAATAGAATGGAAGGAAAAGTAAAAACACAACGATTTAAATTGTATGATGTACACGCTAAGAATAGATGTGTCGATTATATACAACAATTATCGCTATCAAAAGAGCCTTACGAGGTTATTGTTAGACCATATAACAAAAAGAACCAAAGGTCTATTGACCAAAACAATAGATACTGGCACATAATTAGGGAGGCTGCGAATGAAATAGGATACACAGCAAACGAGTTACACTCTATAATGTCTGTCCAAATACTTGGAACAAATACTATAACTAACTTAGATGGAGAGCCAGTACAGGTAGCAATTCAAACATCAAGTTTAAATGTTCATGAGTTTGCTGAATATATGGAGCGTGTGGAATCAACTTTAATTGAAGCAGGATTTTATAATCCACTAACAATGACCAGAGGAGCTGCAGTGCTATGAATGAAGATGATGTTCCTGATTGGTGGCACCAACAAACTCTTGAGGAAGAGGAGTACAATGAACGCAGAGAGTTTGAAGATTGGCTAGATAAAATTGATTCTCAAACATATGAACTAGACTACTTTGAGTATCAAAAATTTATAAATAATAATGGGAGAAAAGATGGACAGTATAGAGATGGGATTGAAAAGGCCCTTTCCAGAAAGCAAGATCCGTTGGCGTAAGGGCGGAGGAGGAGCTGAGTTAGCATACATTACAGCCAGAGATGTTATGGATAGGCTTGATGATGTGCTTGGTATGGCTAACTGGCAAACAAAATACTCTTGGATTGGTGATAGGATGATATGTGAATTGTCAATTAAGATTGGAGATCAATGGATAACCAAGTCAGATGGTGCTGATGATTCAAATATTGAAGGAGCAAAGGGTGGTATATCTGATGCGCTAAAACGTGCTGCTGTATTGTTTGGGATAGCTAGATATCTTTATCACCCTAATGCTTTTGACAGGAATAAAAAAGCCGCTTCTTGGGCAACGCCAGAAGGCTTCGATAAACTAATGGCAGAGCGATCAAAGGATAAGTAATGCATTGGTATAGCAAAGATAGAAAGCCCCAACATTTTATTGAAGGTAAAAATGGAAAGACTAGGGCAACAACTTTAAAAGACGCAAGGAAGTATGGTTGGATGCCATCTGTCACATCTGTATTAGATATCCTTGCTAAGCCCGGACTTGATACATGGAAAACCAACAAAGCAATTGAGGCTGCTGCGATTGTCCCAAGAGGCGAGCTTGATATAACAGACTGGAAAACAAAAGTATTATCTGAAAGCAAACGAGAAACAGTAGAGGCATCTGAAAGAGGAAGTCGTATACATAATATGCTTGAGCAGTGCTTTAAAACAAAAGAACAGCCAAGCGATCCAGAGGATGCTGGAATATTTAATGCTGTATCTGCATTGCTAGATATAAATTGCGGAGAACAAGAATGGAGATCTGAAGAAATTATTTGCAATCTAAGGGATGGGTATGGGGGTATGATTGATCTAGTATCTGATGAATGGGTGATTGATTTTAAAACCAAAGAGTTTTCTACTGGATCAAAACAATTAGCTTATGAATCAATGGCTTATCAATTGATTGCATATGAGCGAGCATTGCCTGCACCACCTAAAAGAATAGCAAACATTTTTATAAGTGCTAACAATCCCGGCACTGTTGTATTTCATGAATGGGATAAATCAGAGTTCGATAGATACTGGATGATATTTAAATCTTCTCTAGAAGTTTGGAAGAATGTAAAGAAGTATTGGCCAGAAAAACACGGAGAAAATAATGAAGGGAATTAATAAAGTAATACTGCTTGGTAACGTATGGAAAGAGCCTACTGTCCGAGATACAAAAAACGGTAGCAAGATGGCTCAAGTTTCTATGGTAACTGAGTCTGGTTACGGAGAATATAAAAAGGCAGACTGGCACAACGTAATCTTCTATGGCAAACAAGCAGAGGTTGTTGATGCATACGTTGGCAAAGGAACTAATCTATATGTAGAGGGTTCTATTGATTATAGAAAGTATACTGATAAGTCAGGGGTAGAAAAGTATACTACTGATATCAAAGGATATACTTTACAAATGATCAATAGCCCAGATGCTTATAAAGAAGTTGATGTTCAATCAAGCGGTAGCCAACCAATGCCCGCAAGTGCTAGGGCAGAGATGGCATCAATAGCCAGAGATGTTTCGGCAGATGACATACCGTTCTAAAGGAGAGCCATACGACGAAATAATATATTTCTTAGCAAGAGACATATATCGTGGAAAAGATCAAAAGCCCGTTAAGTTTAACTCATGGGAAGAATGTTTCAAGCACCACGCAGGATGTACTCTGCAACAATACATGAAGTATGCTAAAGATAACAAACTAAAGAAAAGGTATATCGATGAGCGATCAAATAAAAGTTGAGCTAATGGACATTGCATATGCAACGCCAGATAAAGGCACAGAGTTTTCTGTAGGGTATGATCTGTACGCTGCAGAAGATGAGGTCATCAGACCTCTCGATAAAAAACTTATTCGCACTGGAATAAAATTGCACATGCCAATTGGTATCGAGGCTCAAGTAAGAAGCAGAAGCGGCCTTGCTGCAAAGCATGGAGTCTTTGTTCTTAACTCTCCGGGAACAATAGACCCTGACTATAAAGGAGAAGTAAAAGTAATTTTGTTTAATACTGGCCATCTTCCTTTTGATATCGAACGAGGAGATAGGATTGCACAACTTGTATTCCATTCTTACTTATCGCCAGTAATTAATACAGGAGAAATTAAACATTCAATTCGTGGAGAAGGTGGCTTTGGTAGCACAGGTATTAATGATCAAAGAATGGTAGGTTAAATGAAATTTAAAACACAACTAGGTGAAGATATATTTAAAAACAAATACGCATCTACTGAGTATGAAACTTGGAGTGACAAGGCACATGCTGTAGTAAATAGTGTATGCGGTGACTTCAATGGAACAAAGAATCCATTGATGGATAAATCTGAAAGGGATCAACTTGCTGAATATATATCAGACTTTAAGTTTATTCCCGGTGGTAGATACCTTTGGTATGCAGGTCGAGATGCTAGGTTCTACAACAACTGCTATCTACTTAGGCTTGAAGAAGATACCAGAGAAGAATGGGCTGGCGTTACGCAACGAGCTATGTCTTGTCTTATGACTGGCGGTGGTATTGGTGTAGATATCTCAGCTGCTCGCCCATCTGGTCGTAGACTAAAGCGTACAGGTGGCGTTGCATCTGGACCTATTCCATTGCTGTATACTCTAAATGAGGTAGGTCGAAATGTTATGCAAGGTGGTAGCCGTAGGTCTGCGCTATACGGTAGCATGAACTGGCAGCATGAAGATGCTTCTCAATTACTTAAAGTTAAGAACTGGGGAGACATTAAGGTAGGAGATACAACTTATGCTGACCTAAAGAAGGCAGACTTTAATGCTCCTGCTCCGCTAGATATGATGAACATCTCTTTAAACTACGATGATGAGTGGTTAAAAGACCAGATGAATCATATATATCTAGAAAATGTACGACAAGCTATGATGACTGGTGAGCCGGGCTTCTCATTTAACTTTGGTGATAAACAGAATGAAACGCTACGAAATGCTTGTACAGAAATTACGTCTGAAGATGACAGTGATGTATGCAATCTTGGCTCTGTCAATCTTGCTAATATTGACTCGCTTAGCGAATTTCGTGATGTCGTTAGCCTCGCTAGCAAGTTCTTGGTATGCGGACTTATTAGAGCGCAAGTCCCGTATGAAAAGATTGCAAAAGTAAGAAGGCAAAACAGTCGTATTGGTCTTGGTCTTATGGGCATGCATGAATGGCTGCTCAAAAGAAATCACAAATATGAAATGACAGATGAACTAAAACAATGGATGAAAGTATATGAATCAGAAAGCAAACGATCCGCTGATGCTCATTGTGACAGGCTTTTTCTGCAACGTCCTAAAGGATACAGAGCTATTGCTCCAACAGGGACAATTAGCATCCTCGCAGGAACTACCTCTGGAGTGGAGCCGATCTACGCCGTGGCATACCGCAGGCGCTATCTTACAGACGGAACCAAATGGAAGCATCAGTTTGTTGTTGACGGTACAGCCCAAGCCCTAATTGATTCTGGTATTAATCCTAACTCAATTGAATCTGCTGTTGATTTAGCAGAAGATCCAGAGCGCAGGATTAAGTTCCAGTTTGAACTGCAAAAGTATGTTGATCATGCAATCAGCAGTACACTTAATCTTCCCGCTTGGGGATCTGATCTTAACAATGAAGACACGGTACTAAAGTATGCAGGTACTATCGCTAAGTATGCTCATGGTTTGCGTGGATTAACTGTCTATCCAGATGGTGCTCGCGGTGGTCAGCCTATTACTTCTGTACCTTACGAAGAGGCTCATGCCAAACGCGGTGTTATTTACGAAGACAACTCTGAAGAACAATGTTTAAGTGGAGTTTGTGGAATCTAATGGGAGATAAATATGAAGGGACAAAGGAAAAATATGCTAATCATTCCGGATGCACATGCTGCTCCGGGATACGATAGCGACAGGTTCACGGCGCTAGGTAACTACATAGTTGCTCAGAAGCCTGACATAATCGTATGCTTGGGAGACTTTGCAGACATGCCTAGTCTCTCTTCATACGATAAAGGAACCAAGGGTTTTGAAGGTAGGAGATATAAGAAAGATATAGATGCTGCTCTTGATGGACAAGACAAGATGTTTGCTCCAATCAAAAAGCATAATGATCTAAAAAGAAAACGAAAGGAAAAGCAGTACAAACCTAAGATGCATATGTGCTTAGGCAATCATGAGGATCGTATTGATAGAGCAATTAACTCAGCTCCAGAACTAGATGGTGCCATATCTATGAAGGATCTACAATACGAAAAGTATGGTTGGAAGATTACCCCTTTCAAAGGATGCTTATCTCTAGAGGGAATATCATTCTCTCACTACTTCACATCTGGGGTGGCGGGAAGGCCAATCAGCTCAGCACACATTGGCCATCAACTGGTTTCTAAACTGCACTGCTCAGCGGTGCAAGGACATTCACACTTGTATAATCATGCAGAACAAACACGTCCTGATGGTCAAAAGATCTTTGGACTAAGCGCGGGGTGCTTCTCTCACCCACATTATTCAGAAAGCTGGTGTCGTGATACTGAATATAACTGGTGGAGAGGAGTGGTAACTTTAAACGGACTAGATGGAGAAGGATACTACGATGAAATACACGCTGTAACTCAGCGCAAACTATTGAGGGATTACCTATGAATCTAAAGCCATGTCCATTTTGTGGAACAGAGGCTGTAATTAGCACATTTGTTGTTGGATGTCCAGAGTGTGCTACATCTTTTACCTATGTTCCAGACGATAAAGAAGATAAGAATAAAGCAATCAATCAATGGAATACAAGAAATGGCAAGTGATATATTTAAAATAATATTATTTTATTTAGGATATATCCTTCTTTCTGGCTTTGGCCTCTGGCTTTTTAATTGATCCCTGTTTCCCCCCTGTAACAAGGGGGGTTATTTTTCTAACACATCCAATAGGCATAACAGTAAACCCAAACCATTCACCTTTCTCATCTTTGGTCGTGGCAATACGGACTTCTTCATGGTCATGATTAATTAAATATCCATACGACCAAAAGATTGGCATTGTTGTTTCTTCAGACTTTTCCCACCCGGCAGTTGATATTATATCAACCCACTCTACTTCAACGTAGTTCATAAAGGAACCTTGCTTGCTGCTTCAGACCACTTCTGTAATTCAAGATACTTCTGAGAAGCAAGCAGTCTATACTCATCATAAAGATCTTGCCTCTTTGCTGGACTAAGATTAGGATCTTGTAATACTTTGTAAGCCCTAGAAATAATATCATCTATCTCTCGCTGCTTCCAGTAGTATTTGTTCTGCATTTCATAAGGTCCAATCTTAATGGTATTTATACCAAACCAAGACAAAGCAGCATCTACTGAACCGTACTTTGCAAGACCATCCTTTCCTATGTTTCCTTCGATAAGATCTGCAACCGCCGCAGATTTCCACAAAGGACCGCCCCCTGCAGATATATCACCAGACTTGTTTCTAGGAAGAATCATAGGTGGAAGCATATAAGAAGCCATAAACATCATAATGTCTTGGGCCTGTTGTGAAGCAGGATCAGACTCATTCCATATCTCTTGCCCAGTAAATGGATCAATGTTCTGCATACCGCTTATCAATCCTTGAACAGGACCGCCAAAGATTCCAACAGTTTTCCAAGCCTCGCCAAGCTCCCCCTTAGCAATGTCCTTCATCATTGAGTAGTGAGCCCCCCAAGGCAGGAAATAACTCATGTCAAACGCAACCCATTTTCCGTTATCATCCTTGTATGGCAAGAAGAATACATTCATATTTCCTTCGGCATACTCAGGAACAAACTTCTTCAATGCCTCTAACTCTTCATCATCAATGTCATCAAACTGCGCCATAAACATCTCTGCCATCAGGTAAGGCAATGCAATAAACTTTAAGTTTGCTACAGGATGATCTTTAATATTTCTCATTATCTGAGTTAGAGCCTTGGCATTAAATGTGATAAACGGAGAGCCAAGAGGCATAGACCTTAAAGTTCTAAGCAAAGGAGAAACATTACCGTAATCAAGAAGTGCTTCGTTTGCTTTAATAGCTGCCTCTGCCTCTGAAAGACCAACCCTTTCTACTCCATCAATAAGCTTTGCTATCTTAAACAGTACCTCTGTTTTTTGATACATCCTACCAAAGACATTAAACTGATCCATTGCTAATTTAGTTTTAGCAAAGAACCCAGTCATTCCATCCTCATCTTTTTGCAATTGGGCAAGTTGTTTGTCAATACTTCCTAGTTCTTCAGAAGAAAATGTTGTAGTCTCAATGCCATACTTCCTAGCAAGCTGCATGTACTTGCCGTTATTAATTATTTCATTGATAGATCTGCTAATTAACTGAGGTATCTTATAAATCGGAACTCCAGAGCTGTTCAAAAGAGTAAGGTTTGATATGGCGTTCCTTGCCTGAGCAGGAATCTGCATTGGAACGTGAGTGTACTTAAATGTTTTTTGAGCCTTAGACGCAAACCTAAGCACACTATTTAAAACCTCGTTCTGAGAGCTAATAATACCCTGCTGAACTATATCATCCCATATTCTTTTATCAAGATACAGTCCTCTCATCGCGCCATACCTAACAGAGTTAGGAACTTTCTTATACTTCTTCGTATCTACATTAGCTATTTCTGGGCGTTTAGCAATCTCGCTGTCTATTCTTCTGGCAAAAGCTTCAGTTGCATTTGCATCAGCCGCTTGTCCTTTTGATCTAAGAATAGCAGCCCTTTGTTTCATTCCATCTGAAAGCTCTTTGAAATAAAATGTAGAACCTGTTACTCCATCAATCTCCATAATCTGATTAGGAATAACCCAACCGTTACTTAATGGAGCGCTAGCAATAAAGTTAAGCAGATCAATTGTTGCTAGGTCTGTTCCAGCCATTGTGATATATCTAGACGCAAGATAAGCTGGATCTTTTATTCGACCAGATATAAGTCCTTGTATAACAGATTCCTCATCCTTTCTGGCTCTGGTATATCCCATACTTCCAGTCATAAACCCACTTCCAATTTTATCCTGACCTTTCATAACAAACTCAAGATAAACTCTTGGCAGGTACTTGCCTCGCAAACCCTCAAACTGATCTCTATCTAAAACTCCAGCATTTACAAGCCTTTCTCCAAGATCCTCTATCATTCTCTTAGCTCTAACAGCTCCCTCTCTGACAGTCATCTTCGCCTCGTTCTTTGGTCCGGGCCTAGTCCCCCTTATCACAGATTCAAATGGAGCGTATGATATTTTTTTGTTTGAAATACGATCAGGAGATGCGTCCCTAGTCTCAAAGAATTCTTGCAAGGCTCTTTTTTCTGCAGGAGTTTTAGCATTTCTAAGAACGTCATTTAAAATTCTTCCAAGATTTGCATACTTTTCCTTCTCACCCTTCATCAACATCCTTGCTTCTTCTAGAACTTTATACTCATTAACAGTCATCAAAGGCTCAATGTATTTCTGAATAGCCTTGAATGAACTTTGCATAATACTTCTGCCTTTCTCAGCAGCCTGAGTATTTTGCACTGCATCTCCTATGATTCTTTTACCTCTGCTTTCAAATATACTAACAGCTTTGTCATCATAAAGAATAGCCTGCTCACTTTTAAATTGGCCGTCATTTAAAAGAATGTAGCTACTAGATCCATAATCTTCTTTTTCATTTGTATATTTAATTGAGTCGTAGCCGTCTTCTAATAAAATATTCCTTACCTTTTTGGCAAAAGATTTTCTTTGTGCTTCTGATACAGTTGTTGAAAGTTTTTTCTCGCCCTTGGCAATAGAATAAGCAACCTCTAATATTTTATTAAGGGTATCATTTTTGCTAGCATCTTCTAAAAGTACCTCTCTAATCCAAGCAAACGGATTATCAAATGCTCCCAAGTCTGCCATCTCTAAAGGATTTTTAATACTTGCATAGCCAGAGTACATAACTTCTTGATCGCTTCTAGGCAGGAATTGACCTTCAGCTATAGACTCTAATCTTTCTGCAGCTGCTTGCCTAGTACCAACGTGAAGACCAAGCTCAGTTTTTTCAAAAACTGGAGCAGTAAAGTTAACTAAAGATCCATGATAAACAATATCTTTTACCTTTGAATCTTTTAAAAATTTGTTTCTTCTTATAACTGCAAGACGATCTTTTGCTGCTCCCTCATAAGTTCTTAAAGCATGAGCTGGAACTCTTCCTACAGAATACTGAACAAGAGAAACAATATCATCAACGGATACTTCTGGTTTTGCATTTGGATCAAAAGGTTTTAATATCTTTGCAAAGAATCTATTAAAGGCTTTTGTAATTTTATTCCACAAAGATGGATTTATATCAGCAGCTTTAAACTGAATAACATGAGCAAGAACCTCCTCCCAGAATGAAGAGTTGTCTTCATTTCTTACCCACCGATCAAACTCTCCAATGTTTCTTGCAGGAGCGCCAATCTTTAATTCAGATAAAGGTATTCTCTTGCCATAGTAATTATCAAGAACAGCATTTACTGCATCAACAACTACATCATCTCCAGACCTATGCAGTTTATATATCTGGTCTAGTACCTGAGCAAACTCTCTATCAGATAAAATATTTTTACCGTAATGAACTCCAAGCTCATGTAGTATCAAGCCTCTAACATCGTTTGTATTATTAGCTATGTTGTCGATAATAAATACAACACTTCCGTTTTGAGCATCAACAAAAGCATTAGTTTCTTTCTTGATATTCTTGTATCTTTGAGAAGAAGATACGACTTGGTTGTAAGTCATCAGCTTTATAAAGCCAATATCAATCATTCGCTTAGTAGCTTTGCTTCCCCAGATGTCATTCATCTCTGACATTAAGGCGTTGCTTGCAAGAACTGGAGATTCAAATCCTTTTTCTGGCGCTGCAGATCTTGACTCTTTTATGTTAGAGTCACCCCAACCAAGGTCATCATCATCAACTATAAAGTTAGATTCATCTTCTATGTAAGATGTATCAATCTCTTGGTCTGAGTTAAGCCATTCAGTTATAGCAAGAACATATGTAGACTTGCTAGGCTTTTTCTTTTTATCCCTATAATCAACGCCTTCTTTTGATTTAAAGAATTTATCTGGGTATAATTGGAAAGAACTTTCCTGAGACTCTATAGATTCGGCAAGCTTTTTAAGGTCGCCAAGAGACATGCCACCATTTTTCTTGGTGTTGTTTAGTGTTAGAAGTACTGTATCTTTTTCTCCTGACTCCCACATATCCATCATCACTGTGTAGTCATCGAGAAACTGATCAGAAAGAGATTGAATATCTTCTACTACATCTTTTTCTTCAGCAAAGACTTCAGCTATTTCTTTTTTTTTTAACTCATCAACTCTTGCTGCAGCGTCTAATATTTCTGCGTCATCTGTTTCGCTGTATCTATCTTTTAAGAAAAGCTCCTCTTCTTCTGCCTCTTCACGCTGAGCATCTGCTTCACTTGATTTTATCGCTTTGGAAGCAACATCTGCAACATCTTCGCCAGCAATATTACCTATAAATGCAGAATCTAGTACACCCTTATCAAGCAAAAGCTCAAACCAATCTTGCAATGATTCATCTGGATTTGATGGAACCATAGCGTATTTAATCTGTGGTTTTGATTGAAGATTTTTAATCTCTTTTTTGGCGTCAGCTATTGTAGCTTTCTGCTCACCAGTAAGAGGCTGCTTATCTTTCTT